CCTGGAACACGGTAGGTGTGTCTGACCGTGTCCCTGCCGCCGATCCACTCTATATGCCCATTGATGCACCAACCGGTGTGAATGTTAAGTACAGTCGAGACGGCGGCGTCTACCTGACCTGGGCAAACAGGTTAGGGTATGAGCCGGTCGTGCTTGTCAAGCAAGGCGACACTGAAACCGAGTATGGGGCGGGAACAAAGTTTGTTACTCTACCCGCCCCCACCGGGGAAATGTCGTGGGGTGTGGCGTTAGCATCCCCCGGCAAGGCGCAGGTATCGCCCTATACTCAGTCAAACACGCTCCCCCCGCTGCAACCACCAGCGGCGCCAACTATTGTGGGACCTAAAGAAACCGTTGCGCCCACAAACATTCCCCTAGTGTGGCAACATAACTCAAGGGATACTTCAGAGCAAGAAAAAGCTGAAGTACGCTATAGGGTTATTGGTGGCACCAGTTGGGAAACCGTCACTGTCAGTAGCTCCCAAACAACCATGTTGCCTTTACTTGCCGTGGGGCGCTGGGAGTGGCAGGTTCGCACATGGGGACTATTCAAGCCAGGTGAAGAACCTGGGGCCTCTCCTTGGTCGGATGTGTCTAACATTAACGTAGACACGCCACCTAGCGTGCTGTTGGGGTTCGCCGTATTGGGGGCACCGGTAGTGAAAACTTCGCGCCTAAACCTGACCTGGCGTTTCATTACGACGTCGGGTGCGACACAGGTGGCCGCCGAAGGCAAACTGTATGACACTAACGGGAATCTGGTTGAAACCCAAACCAGCGAAACGGCTGACGCGAAACTACAGTTCGCAACCCCACTCCCGAACGGTAGCCGCTGGCGTGTTGCGGTACGCGCCAAGTCTAGCGCTGGGCTATGGTCGAACGTAGCCGAGGCGGCGTTCCAAGTAGAGTACGCTATGCCTTTAGCGCCCGTGGCCGCTGGCAAATGGGATGAAACTAACGGGTGTGTGAACCTCACCATTAGTAACCCGCAACCCACCAACGCCGACAATGTGGCGGCAGTGACAAACACTGTATGGGCTAGCCGCGACGGCGGCAACACTTGGGAAGTACTCGCCGCCCTAGTGCCACTAGACACTACCTACACAGACTACACGGCCCTATCTAATGGGGATACGCTCTACCGGGTAGAAGCTATTAGTGACCTGCCCTCTTCCGCACACACTGACTTTACGGTTAGCGCAGACTCGCAAGCTATTTGGGTATCAGACGGCGCAAGCCCTGGCGTGGCGTTCCCGTGGGAACCTAAACACACACTAAAAGCTGGGTTAGTGAATCGCAAAGTACAGCGGTTCGCAGGTAGGGAAAAAGGCGTACTGTTTGCTGGCCGTGAATATGAGCGGTCAATCTCTGTAACCGCCGACGTGCGAGACGAAGAATACCAAAGCCTAATAGACTTAGAGAAACTAGCGTTAACACCACAAGTCATGCTGTACCGTGACCCCATGGGGCGCCGAATGTGGGTGTCTCTAGGCGAAATTAGTTTACCCCGTGACGTTAACGGCGCATGGAATATTAGTTTTGACGTAACCGAGGTTGAAGCCCCGCATGGACATTAACAGTATTGATTGGGCTGGGCACCGGGTAACTAGGTATACGATTACCCGGCTTAGCCGACTCGAACACGAAATAGGCGAACTGAAAGAAGTGCTTAGCGGTAGCGTCTCTGTTTCTGCTACCACACAACTTAAGACGTCCGCGTCTCTTGAGATAGCCGACACTGGGCAGGGCATTAACTTTGCTAGTGAACGTGTACGCATTGACGCAACAGTCAACGGGTATACGTGGCCGCTGGGCGTGTTCCTTTATTCCTCCCCGAAGCGAAGCTACACAGACGCACAAACCACTATCAGTGTTGAGCTATTAGGCAAGCTCGCTATTTTGAGCGAGTCATGCACACAATACCCCTATAGTGTTCCGGCTAACACGGCGGTTGTACCTCTGATTAAAAGTCTGATTGAAGCACAGGGTGAAACTAACATCGTCGCAACCGACAAACAAAAGTATTTGCGCTCCGCTATGGTGTGGGACGCTGGCACCAGCTACCTTAAAATCATTAACGACCTGCTAGACGCTATTAACTATTGGGGCCTCTATACGGATGGTTCCGGCGCGTTCTGTATCACCCCCTACACTCTCCCGGAAGATCGCGGCATTTCGTGGATGTTTGTTGAGGGCGCTAACTGTATCCATACGGCAGAATGGACACGTGAACAAGACATTCTAGGTGTTCCCAACCAGGTTGTGCTTGTTGGCAATGCGGCGGGTGGCGGTGGCGACAACGAAGATAAACATGTGTTGACCGGCATTGCCCGCAATGAAAACCCTGATTCTCCCTACTCCTACCAGTCGCGGGGACGCTGGATCACACACACAGAGACCGGGATTGAGGCAGACAGTACAGGCACCTTGTTTGCTAAAGCACAACGCAAGTTGCAAGAACTTTCCGCACCGGTAGGCAAGATCGACATTAAGAACGCGCCCCTAGCCCTGGACCCTAACCAGGTTGTCTTGTTTGACTCGCAAGGCCACAGGGCTAAGGCCACTATTCAGGAAATTAAATACACTCTAGACCCAACCGCGCTGGTTGATACGACCCTAAAAGAAATTGAGGTAATCACAATGCCGACTGACCTTTCAACTCTGGTTGAAACCCTAGCCGAATTGTCCGCTAAGGTTGACGCGGCTATGCAACTACGTTGGGGTGTGCTGGATAGTGTCGAGCCCGCAACGGTAACCTTGGATGGTGGCGGCGTGTTGTCCGATGGGGTGGAGATTCTAGGCACCGCAATTGAGGGTGACCGGGTGGCCGTAACTATCGTTAACCGGCGTGCAATCGTGTTGGGTGGGGTTCGACAGAAACTACCTAACGGTGGGCTGACAGTGCAAAGCGGCTGGACACTCTACTATGTGCGCGTTGAACGTAACGGCGCTATGATTCACGCCGACTTTCGTTTGACCGGTTCGCAGCAAAGTTTCTCTAGCGGGCAGATAATGACAGTGGCGAAACTTAACCCCCTAATCTCAATCAAGGGAGATGGCACCGCCGTTGGGTTTATCGAAAAGGTGGGTAACTTCTCCTTGCGCGTTGTGCGCGATAATCTACAGGTAGTTGCAGGTAGTGGCGGCGGTAAATTCCCGCCCGGCGATTACTACGCTTCTATTACGTGGAACATCTGACAAGGGGCATTGTATAATGTTTAGTATGACTAGTATTGATGACGAAATTCAGGCTATGCAGTCCATGCCCGAGTTCGGGGACGGCCCTAACAATGTTGTCCCCATTGACGTTAGCGACACCCATATTCAGGCCGCTAACAATGTTTATGATCATTTTGTGGGAGGTGTTGCACAGTGACTACCGCAGCAGACGTGTTACGCTATGCCGCCGATGAGGTAGGCTACAGCCGTTGGGATGACGCGCTAGAAGGGTCCAAGTATGGGCGTTGGTACGCTCAGCAAACCCACTCAGCTTACTTTGCCTCTAGTGGCGTGCCTTTCTGTGCAATGTTCGTTTCTAACATTCTTGCGGAAGCGGGCACCAGCCTACTTGGCAACGGCCAGGTGTACGCCTACGTACCCTGGATGATCCGTGACGCCCGCGCCGTTGGGCGACTGGTTAGCCCTGATGACGCACTACCCGGTGACGTCCTATGTTTCGACTGGGACAATGACGGGGTGGCAGACCACACCGGCTTTCTAGTGGCGGCATACCCTGATTATGTGGCCACTATCGAGGGTAACACCTCTAGCGGTAATGCTGGTTCGCAGTCTAACGGTGGTGGCGTCTATCGCCGTACCCGTGACTGGGACGATATTTGCGCCATTATCCGCCCCGCATACACCAGCACCGGTATTACCCCCACCGCTACCCCTAACCCTGTTCGCTCCACCAACAAAGACGGCACACTTGTTGTTGACGGTTGGCTAGGCAATGACAGTATTGGGCGCATGCAGCTACTGCTTGGGCAGTCTGTCGACGGCTACATTAGCGGCCAGGATGAAGACAACGAAGACAACCTAGAGTGCTTCACCGCTATTGAATACGACGGCGGCGGATCGCTACTGGTTGAAGAAGTTCAGCGCCGCCTTGGTGTTGAAGCTGACGGTATTCTAGGTCCCGAAACCGTTAAGGCATGGCAGGGCAAGCTTGGTGTCACCGTTGATGGTTACGCAGGGGTTGAAACCGGTAAGGCAATTCAGCGTGAACTAAACGCCGGAAGGGTGTGTGCATAATGACTAAGCATCGTGAAGAACTCTTTACTCAGGATAAGCGCGCCGCACTGTATCGCCTAATTGTCGCCGTTTTGGTGGTGTTAGGTGCATATGGTGTTGACACGCACGGGTTGCAGGCTTTGCTAACCCCCGAGTCGTTCGCTATCCTTGCTGGCCTAGTGTCGGCGCTATGTTCTTCCTGGCACACCCCATTCACTAAGCCTATCCTCCCTAAGCATAGGCAGGGCAAGGAAACTGAGACCCCCAAGGTTCCAGAGAACAGCGAGGGCTAACAATGTTGAGTGGAGTATTAGGGGCGGTGTTGATCCCTTTAGCCGCCGCCCCTCTCGCCCCGATCAACTCAGCCGAGGGAATCAACGCGCTAGCAACGCTGCTAACCGCGTTCGTCTCAGCGTTAACAGTAACCGGTGTCACCGGATACTTGGGTAGGCGGCGAAACAAAAGACAAGCCGCACAAATAAGCCACATGCAAGCGGCCATTGAAGATACGCGCGAACAGGTGACCAACCACCATTCAACAAACTTACGTGACGATGTGACGCAGGTTGCCGAAATGCAAGCGGCGGTAATGGATATGATCACTGAGCTTAACAAGGAAAATGAAGCGCGTACTGATAGGGCGGATTTAAAAAACGCTGAACGGTTCTCAGAGCTGGCCGACCGCATGGGCGCAATAGATCGAAGAATAGCCACGCTAGACGAACGTCTAGCGGCAACGCAAGGCAACAGTCACTCTACACACGCAAGACTGTTTGAGCGAATCGAAAAGCTTGAGGAAGATAAGGAAAAGGAAGAATGATTGAAGCCCCGGCGGCACCCTATGCCCGCGTAATCGGTCGTTTTGCAACACCCGGCTTGCAGGGACGCCGGGGCCGAATCACTTTCACCCCCACAGTTGAAGGTGTAGCCCAGACAGACAACGGCGCTGTTTTCTTTGGTGGTAGCGAAACCGCCTACATTAACGACAGTGGGGCAATTGGTGACAGTAAAGGCAACCCCTACATTGACTTAGTGGGGTTAGGGCCTAATGTGACCCCAAGCAGCAAGTGGGCTTACCATGTGCTTGTTGAAACACTTAGTGAAGTGTTGGAGTTTGACGTCTTCCTGAAACAGGGTGGCGTCTACGACCTGAATAATTTACAGAATAGTGGTGACGAAAACGTGTCTATTCCGTCTGACATCCTGAGTAAGCTAGCGGCCCTGGATAATGTAGCAACGCAGCTACCCGCCCTTAATCAGGCGGTCACGTCGGC